CTTAGAGATGTACCCAAAAGCATTTCCGGGTGCAAAGTGGCAAGAGCGTAAATCACAATGGGTTTTCCCAAGCGGAGCCAGATTGTGGCTTACTTACTTGGACAGAGATGAGGATGTATTACGGTATCAAGGACAAGCTTTCTCATATGTGGCTTTTGACGAGCTAACGCAACACAGTACACCGTTTGCGTACAATTATTTAAGATCCCGGTTAAGAACAACTGACCCGGAACTTCCGTTGTGTATGAGAAGCACAACTAACCCCGGTGGCCCCGGTCATCAGTGGGTTAAGAAAATGTTTATAGATCCAGCACCGCCAAATACAAAATTTGCTGCTACAGATCTAGATACAGGAGATCCTTTAGTTTTCCCAGACGGGACTGATAAAGCGGGAGAGCCGCTATTTTACAGGAGGTTTATTCCGGCAAGTTTATACGACAATCCCTATTTGACTGTAGATGGGGCGTATGAGGCTAACTTGTTATCGTTGCCTGAGATGCAACGAAGACAACTACTAGAAGGCGATTGGAACGTTGCTGAAGGAGCCGCGTTTCCTGAATTCAGAGTTAACACGCATGTTGTAGAGCCTTTTGATATTCCCCGTGATTGGCGAAGATTTAGGAGTTGCGACTATGGATACTCCAGCTTTAGTGCGGTTCACTGGTACGCAGTTGACCCAAGTTTTGAAACTTTGATAGTATATAGGGAACTATATGTATCAAAATTAACAGGAAAAGCATTAGCTCGTGCGGTTTTAGATAGAGAACGAAATGAGCAGATAGATTACGGTGTCTTAGATAGTTCTTGTTGGCATCAGCGAGGGCAAATTGGTCCTAGCATTGCCGAAGAGATGATAAGGATGGGGTGTCGCTGGCGACCCTCGGATCGTAGCGCTGGCTCACGAGTTGCTGGTAAAAACCGATTACATGAATTGCTGAAGGTTGATGAAGACATTGGAAAGCCGGGTATTATTATTTTTAATACTTGTCGCCAATTGATTTCTGATTTGCCAGTTATACCCAGCGATCCGAAAGGGTCAGATGATATAGATCCTCGTTACAAGAGTGATCACACTTTTGACTCTATTAGATACGGAATTCAATCCCGGTATCGTGGATTTAGTCCGTGGGATACAATATTAGAAGAGCGCCAGACTTATATGCCTTCTGATGCAACTTTTGGATATTGAAGAGAGACATTGTGGCTAAAAAACCCGGACTTTATGAAAACATCCATAAGCGTAGGAAATCAGGTAAACCTATGCGTAAAAAAGGTGACAAAGGCGCACCCACCGACAAGGCGTTTAAGCAAGCAGCAAAAACCGCTAAAAAACCCAAGAAAAAAAGGTAAATCCTATGGCGCTTGGTACACCTGAGACAATTGATCTGGATGCAACAAAACAACCTATAAATTTTGTTAAAGAAGGTAAAGATGTACCGGCAGAGAACCGGGAGTTATCTGATCTTGTTAATTATATTGAAGGGCGTTTTTCCCGTGCTAAGACTGCGCGAGATGAAGATGAGCAACGCTGGTTAGTTAATTACAGAAACTACCGTGGCTTGTATGGTCCAGAGGTTCAATTTACCGATACCGAAAAATCAAAAGCCTTTGTTAAAATTACAAAGACAAAAGTACTAGCAGCCTATGCTCAAATTTCTGATGTTTTGTTTGCCGGGGGCAAATTCCCTATAGGTGTAGAGCCAACCTCTGTTGTAAGTGGCGGGTTAGATGCGGTTAATATTGACGCTCAACAAAAGCCAGAAGAACTTCAAGAAGCTCTGAAAGTAAAGACCTCCGCTAAACGTAAAGATATTTTAGAACGTACAGGTCCATATCGGGATCGTCTAGAACGAGTTGAAGACTTAGTTGAGGAAGGTGCTTCAGGTACGCCCGGTGCGTTAATCTATGAGCCAGCTAAAGAGGCTGCTAGGCGCATGGAAAAATTGATTTTTGATCAATTAGAAGAATGCGAAGCGTCTAAACATCTTAGATCAATGGCGTTTGAGATGGCGCTCTTCGGTACAGGCGTTATTAAAGGCCCATTTGCCTATGATAAAGAATACCCTCGTTGGAACCAAGAAGGTGAATACGATCCTGTTTTTTCTACGATTGCAAAAGTAGAACATTGCAGCGTTTGGGATTTCTACCCAGATCCTGAGTCCCGTTCAATGAGCGAGGCTGAGTATGTTGTTCATAGACATCGTATGAGCCGTTCTCAATTACGCAATCTTAAAAACCGCCCAATGTTTCGGGACGAGTCTATCGAAGAAGCAATTGTTCTAGGGCCAAACTATACGCCGGAGTATTGGGAACAAGTTCTAGAAGACAGCGCTTCTCGGAATACTACGGAACGCTATGAAGTACTTGAGTTCTGGGGCTTTTTAGATTCTGAAATCGCAGAAGAAGCTGGTATTGTCATTCCTGATGATTTTAAAGATGTTGATCAGGTTCAAGTAAATTGCTGGATTTGTAACGGGCAAACGTTACGGCTAGTTCTTAATCCGTTTGTTCCCAGCCGTATTCCGTACCATGCATCCCCTTATGAAGCTAATCCTTACTCTTTCTTTGGGGTCGGGATTGCTGAAAATATGGCGGATACACAACTTATAATGAATGGCATGATGCGTATGGCGATTGATAACGCTGCGCTATCAGGCAATCTTCTTATAGAGATTGATGAAACTAACTTAACACCGGGACAGTCAATGGATGTGTACCCCGGCAAAGTATTTAGAAGACAGGCTGGAGCGCCGGGACAAGCTATCTTTGGAACTAAGTTTCCCAATGTGTCTAACGAATTGCTGATGATGTTTGATAAGGCCCGGCAGTTAGCAGATGAAAGCACGGGTTTGCCTAGTTATTCACACGGTAGTACCGGCGTTATGAGTACTGGTCGGACAGCAAGCGGAATGTCGATGCTGATGGGCGCAGCGGCTGGCAACATCAAAGCGGTTGTAAAAAATATTGACGATTATCTGTTAGCCCCACTTGGTAAAAGCTTATTTAGTTTCAACATGCAATTTAATTTCTCTGAGGATCTATTAGGAGATTTAGAAGTTGTCAGTAAAGGAACTGAATCTTTGATGCGGAATGAAATTCGTAGCCAGAGATTGCTGCAATTTATGCAGATGGCAGCTAATCCAGTTATGTCTCCGTTTGTCCGCTTTGATTACATTTTGAGAGAATTGGCAACGTCTATGGATCTTGATGAAGATAAGATCCTAAACGATGCACGAGAAGCGGCAATACAAGCAAAGATGATGGCTGACTTACAAAGTATGCAGCCTCAAACAGCCCAGCCGGGTACGCCACCGGGAGGTCCACCTAACCCTGAAGATCCAACTGGAACTGGTGGTGGCAACATAGCACCGGGCAATGCTCCAGAGCCGGGCGCTCCGGGCAATACAGGCGCTGGTGGTGGGGATAACATGGAAGGCGCACCGCCTCCTCCTTTACCCCAAGGTTAATTTATGGATCGTGAAACAGCCCGGTTTTTATTGTTACTTGTCAATGATGTAGAGTCATATGAACGACTTACAACATTAGTAAAAATTAAGATTAAAAATCATTTGATGAATTTAGAAACAACAAAAGAACCCGCCCGAATGTATGAAATACAAGGTGCTATTGGAGAGTTACGGCGTTGGGAACATCTTAGAGAAGAGATAATTGAGGCAGCAAAATAATGGATGAAATTGATATTCCAGAAATGCTGAAAGACATTGGCTATTTTGGTTTAGATTTTTTGCCTATCGCGGGTGAAGCAAAGGGCGTTTACGAAACTGCTCAAGCTTTTGATGAAGGTGATTACGTTGGTGCTGGCGTGGGCGCTGCTGCTACTTTGTTAGGCATTGTACCGGGCGTTGGGGATGCGGCGGGGAAAGCCCTAAAAGCCCTTGAGCCTACAATTAAACAAAAAGCCTACAAATTATTTAAAACTAAACCTGATAGACCAGATGAGTATTTTCCTCTTTTTGTAAATTCTAATACCGGCGTTCCTAAAGATCAGTGGATCGATGCAGAAGTAGGACCGTTAAGTAAAACAGGTAAAGTTAAAAGTAAAATTGGAGAACTTGCTTACCGGCCCGGTTGGCATGCTGGTGATTACGCATCCGCTACCCATATTGGTGGTAAGTCTACGCCGGGACTAACAAAGCCCGATTATCGCCCAGCTAATCAAGTTTGGGCGGAAGTAGAGTTACCCGCTGATGTTGATTGGCAAGAAATTGCAAATTCTAGAGCTTCGGTTGTAAAATCTGGTCCTAACAAAGGACAAAAGAATGCTAAAGAAGCACATATAACTGATCAAGTTCCTGAAGGCGGTTTTTACAGATACAAAACTAATCCCAATATGCAAGGCAATTGGTTGATTTCTGGATCTATGAAAATCAATAAAAGTTTATCGCCTAGCGAGGTTAAACAAGTTGGCAAAGATACGGGAATCCCTGATTTGCCTACCCTTCCAGAAGTTATGCAACAAAAACAATTGAAAATTAGTGATTTAAATAAAGAAGCTCAACTAGAGCTAAAAGAGAATTATCCAGCAGATTTTGAAATGCAGATGCTAGAACAACAGGAGCCAAAAACTATGAACAGAGGCGGAATAGTTGAAAAGATTGACCCAGAAGAGAAAGAAAAAGCAGCCGCGTCTGTAGAAGACAAGCGCTTAGAAGAGACAGCGCAAGCGGTAGATTCTGAGATGGACGATATTGTTAGTACTCCGCAAGAAGCACAAGAGGTCCAAGCTGCTCAGACTCGTAAGTTACCAGAGACTGACTCGACACAACCTCCTAGCTCACGCAAACGTCCTGAACTAATTTCTATGTATTGCGGTGGTATGGCTATGCCGGGACTTGGCATGGCTCCAGATGAAAATATTGTAGGGTATGACCCCGTAAGTGGTAATCCTGTGCCGATAGGTTCTTCTCCCGAAAATGTCAGGGATGATATCCCGGCTGCGTTGTCATTAGGGGAGTATGTAGTGCCAAACGATGTTGTTCGGTGGCACGGTCTGAAGCATTTTATGCAGATGCATGAAGAAGCTAAATCTGGGCTAATGATGATGCAATCAATGGATCAAATCAAAACAACTTTAGAGGACGATTATGAAAATGACGTTAGCGGAGTTTCAAGCCCGGATGACTCAAATGGCGAAATGGTCATGGGAGATGCTGTTGAAGATGTTTCAGTACATGATGAAGGCATGTCAATGGTTGTGGAAGAAATTACAGGAACTGACGAAGCGTCTGCTGAAGATGTGGAATACCCGGAGCCTGTCATAATCGAAGAGGAATTTGTGTTTTCGGAAGAGCCGTCTGAAGGAGTAGTTGATTACGGCAAAGTGGTGGGTAATGACCTGACAGTTGGGGATGAGCAAGTTTTACTAATTTTTAGTAACGGCAAACCTATGCAACTGCATTAATTGAGCAATTTTTGGGCTACCCTAAATGGCCCCCAAGGAGAACCTTTATGGCTAAGTATCAAAGTAACGAAATTGCTACCTTAGAGAATGAGTTAGCAACCCCTACCCCACAAAATGCCGCTACCCCTGCGCCACCTTTGCCTGACGAGCAAGGCACGTTTAAAAAACGTTATGGCGATTTGCGTAAACATTTACAAACGACTGTTGATCAAAAAGATAAAGAAATTGAAGATCTTAGAGATCAACTGGAGAATGCGACTAAACAGCAGCTTAAATTTCCTAAAACAGATGAGGAAATAGCTCAATGGGCAGCAAAGTACCCTCAAGTTGCTGACATTGTTGATAGTATTGCTTCAAAAAGAGCAAATGAAGCGTTAGAAATTGGTGAAAAAAGAATAGAAAACCTTGAAAAGTTAGAAGCTAAAATCACCAAACAAAATGCCGAAAAGGAACTTAGAAGTTTACATCCTGATTTTGACCGCATTAGAGAAAGTGCGGTTTTTCACGATTGGGTGGGGTTACAGCCTCAGTGGGTTCAAGATGCGTTGTATAAAAATACAACGGATGCCCGTGCCGCTAGTCGAGCTATTGATTTGTACAAAATTGATAAGGGTATGAAACGAAGACCCGCTTCTAGTGGTACAGCAGCGGCAGCAATTTCACGCGGTGGTGCGGCGGCTCCTTCAGGTGCTGGTCAGGCCCGGTTCAGTGAAAGCCAAGTCGAAAAAATGTCGCCTCAAGATTATGAAAAAAATGAAGCCGCTATTCTTGATGCAATGAAAAAAGGTAATTTTGTTTATGATGTCAGTGGTGCTGCCCGGTAATGGCCACCACTAAAGATGTAAAGCTTCTTGGTAATTAATACTTTACCAAAGCTATAGTAGGTGGTATAATTAAAACAATACTTATTGTACCTTGTTAAAGGTCATAACTAAAGTATTAAACCGCAAATGTAAATTTGCCCACTTTCAATACTTTATTTAACAGAAGAGCAGTGACCGTTTACGGCTACCAGATCAGAATTGGCCCGTTCAGTACGAATGCACCCTTTTAGCGAATCTGCCCCCTAACAGCATCTACTTCTGGTTTTAGCGAGTCTCATTTTGGGACTTTTGTTAACAGCCATAAGGAGAAACTTTAATGGCATTTTCTAGTGCGTCTGGGTATACCAATCTGCCCAACGGGAATTTCTCACCCGTTATCTATAGCAAGAAAGTTCAGCTTGCTCTGAGAAAAGAAAGCATCGTTGAAGCTATTACTAACTCTGATTACTTCGGAGAAATTAGCTCAATGGGTGACTCTGTAAAAATCATCAAAGAGCCTGAGATTACTATTTCAGATTATAAGAGAGGAACAGCAATGACCTCTCAAGATCTGGCTGACGTAGATTTCAGTTTGGTTATTGATCAAGCGAATGCGTTTCAGTTCCAAGTGGACGATATCGAAGCTCAACATTCGCATGTCAATTTTATCGATCTGGCTACCGATAATGCTGCATATAAGCTGAAAGATGCTTTTGACAGTAACATTCTCGGCTACTTGTCAGGTTATGTGTATGCAAGTGGAAGCTGGGGTGCAAACTCTACTGTTTCAGGTACGAAGGCTAATTCTGGTGCTGGCAGTGATGAATTGTTAGCGGCGAATAAGCTGGATGCCAGCGATTTTGGTGGAACAGGAGGTAATTCTATCCCTGTTGCTCCTAATGGTGGAACAGCAGAAATCACTTCTCCTTTGCAAATCCTTAACCGCATGGCGCGGCAGATGGATCAAGCAAATGTTGCCAGTGATGATCGTTGGTTTGTAGCGGACCCTGTTTTCTACGAGCTATTGCAAGACGAGAACAGCAAGCTAATTTCAAATGATTTTGCTGGCGGACAAGACGCTGGTGATGTGTTGAGAAATGGACGAGTTGTTTCTGGTTTGATCAGAGGCTTTAAGGTCTACAAGTCAAACAATCTTCCGTTCTTAGGAACTGGCCCGGCTACAGTGGATGCAGATGGATCTACTGCTAATCTGGGTGTGATTGTGGCTGGTCATCAGTCGGCTGTTGCATCTGCACAGCAGATTTCTAAGACTGAAAGCTTCCGTTCACCAACAACCTTTGCGGACATTGTGCGCGGCATGAATCTTTTTGGGCGCAAGATTTTGCGACCTGAATCGATCTTCACTGCGATTTACAATCAAGCAGCGTAAAGCACTATGAGGGGAACCCTCCGGGGTTCCTCTTTTTCTTGCGGTTGAGGATAGAATGCCAGCAACTTACTTGGATCTTTCTAATAGAGTGTTACGAAGATTGAATGAAGTTGAAATGACTTCTTCTGATTTTCCGACTACGCGAGGAGTACAAGCATTAGTAAAAGATGCTGTCAAAGCTTCTATTGCTAGTATTAATCAATCAGAGTTTGAATGGCCCTTTAATGCGGCGGAACACACAGAAACTTTGGTTATTGGCAAAGAAGAATATGATTGGCCTCAATATTTTAAGGTAGTTGATTGGAATTCATTTCAATTAATTACAGTAGTAAACGGCTCAAATGTTTTTGAAAAATTAGATTACATTAGTCGGGATGAGTATTACGAGAATTACCGGGATGCAGATAATAACGCCGACAGTGCGGGAATTGAAAAACCAAATTATGTTTACCCGTCACATGGAAATGGTTTTGGTGTAACGCCCAGCCCGGATGCAGCATATAAAGTAAGATTTCGTTACTTTTTGAACTACGCAACTTTAACGTTGTATGATGATCAGACACGAGTGCCTGAGAGTTTTTCAAGCGTTATTGTAGATGGTGCATTAATGCACATGTACATGTTCAAAGATAATGTAGAAGCTGCTCAAGTATCACGCTTACTATTTATGGAAGGTTTAAAAAATCTTCAAACTTTATACATTAATAATTTTGAGCAGATAACAGATCATAGAGTGAATTACTAATGGCTGATAGGATTCAGTCATATAAGGTGATTTCTGCTGGTGGCCTTAACTCAAACGAAAACCACCTTGATTTAGCAGAAAACTCACCGGGAGCGGCAACAAGGCTTGTTAATTATGAAGCAAGTTTGTTTGGCGGGTATAGACGCATTAATGGATACGCTCCATTTGACTCTAACTCTGAAATAGTACCCGGCCAAGGTAAAATACTTTGCGTAGCATTGTATAAAGATGATACATTTAATAACGCTTATGTAATTGCGGCAAGACAAGATACAGGAGCATCGACATATAGTTTTTATAAGCATGTTCCTTTGTCTGGTTGGCAACAGATGTCTACAGGATATTCGAGAACTGTCGGCACAACATTAGACCCGTTAAAAACAATAAATCATGTCGATTTTAATTTTGGAGCGGGGAACCATTTAGCCTTTGCTGATGGGATAAACCCACCAATTGTTTTTGATGGGACGAACTGGAAAGAATTAGCTGTTAGTGGAACAGGAGGATCAAGTAGCCCCGGTGGGCCAATGTTATTAGAAAATCCAGCGTTAGTAGATGTTTTTGAAAACCATCTATTTTTCTCTGGTGAAACTACTAACAAATCGACAATTTGTCATGGCGCTCCTAATGACCCCTATACTTTTACGAGTGCTGCTGGGGCCGGGCAATTAACGATAGGTTTTGATGTTGTTCAATTCAAACCTTTTAGAGAAGATTTGTTTGTTTTTGGTGGTAACGCGATCAAAAAAATAAAATCTGATATAACAGCGGGATTTGTTTTAGATCAGGTTACGACTAACGTAGGGTGCATTGCTTCCAATAGTGTTATTGAGATTGGTGGTGACTTAGTTTTTTTAGCACCAGATGGATTGAGGCCCGTGGCCGGAACGTCCAGAATTGGAGATGTTGAATTAGAAACCATTTCTAAAAATATTCAATCTTTATTGGTGGATATGCCAGTAGATTTTAATTTAGATAATGTTTTAACAAGTGTTGTTGTAAGAACGAAGTCCCAGTTTCGATATTTTATTGGGGATGACACGATTTCCAATTCAGATAGCGCGGGAATTATTGGAGCGCTAAGAACAGCGGACCAGCAATTAGGCTGGGAATTTGGTGAACTGTTAGGTATCCGCGCCAGTTGTGCAACGTCTGGGTACATTGGTCAAAACGAGTATGTACTGCATGGTGATTACAATGGTGGTGTGTACCGACAAGAGCAAGGCGACACTTTTAATGGTGGTGGAATTATAGGTGTGTATTCTACACCTTATTATGACTTTGGTGATACAGAAGTTCGTAAAATATTACGCAAAGTTAATACATTTATTCGGTCAGAGGGACCGTTAGAAATGAACATTTCGGTGTCATATGATTGGGATGATACATCAACTGCTAAACCCCCCTCATATGCACAAGCGAGTACTGGAGCGCCAGTAATTTATGCGGGAAGAAACATTTTTTATGGCGGCACAAATGTTAAATACGGCGGTAACGAAAAGCCCATTATGTCTACGGATATTCAAGGCAGCGGTTACGCGGTGAAAGTAACGTATGTGACGTTGGGTGCGGCCAATGCTTCCCATTCTATTCAAGGGATGGTTTTTGAATTTAGCGTGGCAGGGAGAAATTAATGGCAGGGTATACTAGACAGTCAGTAGCCTCTATTCTCAATGGAGAAAGTGTTACGGCTCCTCCTATTAATGCCGAATTTAACCAATTACAGTCTGCATTTGACGCGGCAACGGGGCATTCACACGATGGTTCTTCAGGAAATGCTCAACCAGTAGCGCTTGCAACATCTGTGTCGGGGTACTTACCCGCTGCTAATGGTGGTGTTGGCGGTAAGAACAGTGTTTTTAACAGTACTAACCCAACACAAACAGATGATTCCGCAAGCAATTATGCCGTAGGCTCTATTTGGGTTAACACAACTAGTGACATAATATTTATCTGTTTTGATAGCACTGCTTCGGCGGCTATCTGGCAACAAGTAGGAACCTTTAATCAACAGAAACATATGTTGCCAGAAAATACTGGCATTTCTGATATAGGTTCTACTAGTAAAAAATTTAAAGATTTACATTTATCTGGAACAGCTACCGTTGCAAATGTAGACGGGGTTCTTGGAGCCACCACTCCCGCCGCTGTTACTGGGACCGTTATAACAGCTAACACCAACTTTGCTGGTCCATTAACAGGTGCAGTAACAGGTAATGTTGCGGGTGATCTTACAGGTGACGTTAAAGCTACGAATGGTACAACTGTTCTAGAAAATGGTTCTACGGGTAGTGACGCAGTCTTTACAGGTTCAGTTACCGGCAATGTCACAGGGAATGTTAATGGTAATCTTACAGGAAATTCTACGGGTACTCACACTGGCACAGTAGATGCCAATAACACAACCCTTACGAACCTAACTGACCCGGTGAATAACCAAGATGCCGCTACTAAAAAATATGTAACGGATCAATTGAGTTTAGGCGTAAATAGCGTTGACCAATTTCGCGCAGATGCACAACTCTTTGCGATTAACCCGGAAGACTCTCAGTTTACAACAAGCACCAGTATTACTGGGTTTAGTGCTTTGCATTACGCTGCAAAAGCTTCTGCATCAAGTACAGCGGCAACTTCTTCGCAAAATGCAGCCAGCACCAGTGAAACCAACGCGGCCCAAAGTGCAATAACAGCTTCTGCTAAAGCTGCATTGCTATCAAACTTTGTTGATTCAAATGAAAAATCGCTAATAGGAGTGCTGATTTAAAATGTCTAATACACTTTCTTATTTTAACACTCGTCAAACTACAGCGGAAGCTGCAATTACCAAATTATCAGCGATGTTGGATACCGCCACAGTGCGAGAGTTAATTGTAGTCGTTAAATCATTGGAGCTTTTGGAACATTACAAAAATGTCACTGGCTACGATGCGCTTGTAGAAAAACTAGTGACTAAAGCTGGAACCGTTATGACCGGCACATTAGCGGACGATGATATGATGTATATCAGCCGGGCTATTAGCTTTGGCACGGGGATTCCTTTGGGATCTGAACTGCGTTGGCAGATTCAAAACAAAGACAGCTTTAATCTTAATATCAATGGAGATGTTGTTGCCGGGGAAAGATCGTTGGAACAATTCGGCGATGTTATCTTGGAAACTTTTTACGCGGCAACTGCTGCATAAACTTTTAGGGAGCATTTATAAATGTCTACTATCACTCATGCGGTCACCGTTCAAAATTACTCCGGGGAAGGCAACCGCTTTAAAATTGACGGAACAAAACATCCAAATTTGTTCTTAGCGCGGGGTAATACTTACGAGTTTACTGTATCTGACACTACAATGTCAGGGCATGCTTTTAAGTTTTCAACGACACAGGACGGCACACACGGTGGTGGTAGCGAGTTTACAACTGGCGTAACGGTTACCGGCACGGCGGGTTCTGGCTCGGCTAAAGTAACGCTTGTTTGTGACGCGAATACACCTGACACGTTGTACTACTATTGCGGCACTTCGGGACATACAGGTATGGCCGGAAGCTATGCAGTTATTAAAACCTCTGGTGTAATTCTAGCTGCTCATACAATGGATAGTTTTACGACTAATGTTTCTATTTTTGCTAACACCATTGCCCGTGAAATTCCAACAAAATTAGAGTCCATAGCAACAGCGCTAAAAACTCACACTAATACGGAATTCGGTGACTTACAGACGTATGTTAATACTTCCTTAAATAGCATTTTGTCCGAATTGAACGAGATGGCGGGTAATATTGCGAAAGAGCAAGTGGAGTATGAGGCGCGGTATGATACAGCGTTTAATACTTTGCAGACAAATTTAGGAAACTATTTAGCTACGGGTAGTAGTTATACTCAAGCACAAATACAGGGTTTGATGTTTACTGGGGCTGTTTCTTCCTCCAATATTTCTTACGATAGTAATGGTCGTTTATCTTCCATTTTATCTAATGGAAAATTGACTTGGAATATTACATACGATAGTAATGGGTATCTCGACAGCTTCAAAGAAAACGTCACAATTGGTGGTGTTACTTATACTAAAACGTATAATGTTACTGTCGATTCTGGCACTGGAAGAATTACAGTTATTGAAGAAGTGTAAGTAGGTTACTTATGGGACAGGGTACAGATCTCTGGTTACACAACCGCGTTAAGACGTTAGAGGCCGCGCCGACTTCGTCCGATAATCCGGGGCAGTTTGATAGCTATTGGGCAACTATTGCTCGTTATGATCAAAATAGTAGTTTTTCCCATACCAGTAGTAGTATTTATGCTCATCAAGCAACTGGACTTGAGTACTTTGGATTTGCTGCTGCAAATTTAGCTCGTACTACCAATGCTGATCATCAACAGTTTCATCGTTTTCGTAGACCTCCAATTATTCATTCTTGTAATGTGATAACTACCGGGTCTGACGATTTTATACATGATGAAACAGAAAATACCGGGTATAGT